CCGCTCAGGACGCCTATCGTTCGTACGCGCGTCAGGTCTACTACAAGCTGCGCCAGCCCTTTACCGGGGTCCCTGCCGCAACTCCAGGCACGTCCAACCACGGTTGGGCTCGCGCCGTTGACTGCTCCGGGTTCGGCTATATCGGCTCGACCGTCCACCAGTGGATGCAGGACAACTGCGCTCGCTTCGGATACTCGTGGGCTACCGGTCGTGCAGTGCGCGAGGCGTGGCACTGGGAGTACCTCGGACCTGTTGGACAGGTTGCCAACCAAGGGGTTAAAGACGGTCAGACACTGCTCAATCGATTTGGCTACGGCCTCAAAGTCGATGGCATCAACGGACCGGCCACTGTAGCCGCTGTGAGGGACTTTCAGGCAAAGAACGGCCTAGTAGTCGATGGCATCCTCGGAGCCCGCACAAAGGCGCTGATGGACGCTAAGCTCGTCCCTGCTCCTGCCCCTGCCGTTGTAGCAGCAAAGGTCATCATCAATCAGGGTGTCAAGGATGGGCAGACGCTGCTCACTCGTCTCGGATACAAGGTTGCTATTGACGGAATCAACGGCCCTGCCACCAAGGCTGCGGTTGCTGACTTCCAGCGAAAGAACGGCCTTGTAGCAGACGGTGTGCTCGGTGTGAGGACCAAGGCGGTCATAGACCGTATCCTGGCCCCTAAGCCTGCTGCACGGGTCACCACGGTCGGCTCAGCCCTTGTCCGGGCCGCTCAACTAAAGCTTCGGACCACTTATCCGTCTTACGCGGGCCGTCTAGCTGTTGATGGGCGTATGGGACCCGCCACCATTGCGGCAATCAAGGAATTCCAGCGCCGTTCGGGGCTGGTTCAGGATGGAGTCCTCGGACCCCGCACGAGAAGTAAGCTAGGAGTATAAATCAAATGTCGCACATCGAAGTCGCAGCGCCTACAACCGCTGCTAAGGCAATTGCCGGAACAATTGTGGCGGGCCTGTTGGCCTTCCTCGCCCCTATCGGAGTCACCATGCACGCAGGGCTTCCGGTAACCGGCATCACGTGGTTTGATGCGGGGGTTGCCGCCCTGGTATTTGCCAGTATCGTGTATCCTACCATCTACGCAACACCAAATAAGACCCTCGTCTAAGAGAGTCTGCCTATCCTGGAGACAACTACATGAGTGCAAGTGAACCCGAATACTACGTCCCTGAGGACCCAATGTCCGAACTTCAATGTGACTCCTGCCAGTAGCTAGGCAGCCAAGCAAAAAGGCCCCTTCGAGGTGAAGGGGCCTTTTTTGTGTCCGGGTTACGCTGCTTGGATATCAGGTGTGGCGTAGGTTAGCATTCCGATTCCAGAGAACCATTCGGCAATCCCGACGTTGAGACGGGCTACCGTGCAGGTCCAATCTTCTTGAATACCGTTCTTCCAGACCGAGATAACCATCTCATGTTCGTCTGGAATGTGGGTAATGGTGGAATCGTCCCAGAAATCATCCTGGATGAGGATAGCGGTGCATCCAGGCAGTTTTGAGAAGCTCTGCATGGTGATGCGTTGTCCGGTGGAGATGTTCTGTCCTGGCTTGAACTCCAACATAACGAAACGTCCTGCTGGTGAAGGTGCGTGGCTACGTGTATGAAGGATGCCATCAATGTCTGATGGGCGAAGCTGCTTGGCAAGACCGGGAGGCCTAAACCATGTGGAAAAATATTCCATTCCTGCGGGACGTGGCTTGGTCGAATACCATGCACCGTGTTCGATTGGATTTGACATTGGGTTCTGCTTTCTGTTATAATTGAAACTTCTGGCCCCCTAGGTCTGATGAGCGGATTGGCTCACACACTTAGGGGGCGGTGCCCGGACTCCCATGCGGTAGAGTCCGGGCCTTTCTTATTTCTGCTCCTAGATAATTCGCTGGGTGTGCACCCAACGCGCCTCTGGCATGGGGCGGGCGGTGTCGATGCGGTCGAGTGGAACTGAGAACAGTTCACCATTTAGCATCACCACCCGGTCGGGCCACACCTGTACAGCCCACCCACACAGGCGCTTGGTCCCCAGCAAGTTGCCGAGATTGTCTCGGAGATGCTCTCCTTCATCCAGGGTGATGATGTACCACATGCCCTCAGTTAGTTTGACCTTGCTCATTGTTACCATGCTCCATTCGCGTAGCTGAACTCAGGGGCAGCAGCAGCCTTGTACTTGACGCCTGTCCAGATTGTGGGACGCTCACCGAGCGCCTCGTTGGTGTACCCAGTGAAAGACTCAGGCGGACGGGTGATGTCCGTAGGCTTCGTGAGGGGTCGTGCCTGCTTGACGCCAGCCGACTTGATGTCATCGTGCTCACCGAAGCGGCTGGCCATCGTCTTGGAGTTCACAGCAGCCGAGCCGAGGCCCTTGCTGTAGTGATTGAAGTGCTTGACGAGGTCAGTGGCAACAACAGACCCGGTAGGGTCGAACTCCAGGTACTCCTGGATGTAGGCGAGCACCGTGTCAGAGTCGGTCCTCCACTTTTTGGTGTCAGCATCAATCTGGCCACCAGCATCCGGAACAGTTTTTCCGTTGTTGTACCAGCCGTAAGCACCCTCAGCCATCCAGGTGAAGACTGCGTCCCACTGTCCGTCAAGACCATTCTTCATCTTGTCACGGAGGCGGGGGTCACCGACCCGGTCATACTCGAACTCCAGAGCCTGCTCCGGCTTGCGGAACCGGTACGGGAAGCGTACGAGAGACATACGACGCCACACAGCCCAGTCAGTTTCCACAATCTGCGGGATGTAGTTCGTGGTAACGAACAGTGCGTGGGTGGGCTCCCAGGTCATGTAGTCCTTGTAGAGGAAGCGTCCGCTCATCTGTTCGGTACCGGCAACCTCCTTGAGCTTCTTCGTGTCCAGGTAGCGGGCCTCAGGAAGCTCTTCCATGATGGCAACCCGCACACCGAGCAGCGTAGCCATCTCAGTAGCGTGTGAGCCACCCTTGTTGGAGAGCAGCACGCCGTCCGGTACGAGGCTGGCGAATGTGCCGAGCGCCTTCATGATTGGGGTAACGAGGACGGACTTTCCGTTCTCTCCACCACCGTTCAGGAAGCAGACCTTGTCATCAGATACCGGGTATCCGGTGATGGCCTGTCCGAACTTCCACTGGAGCCAGTTGAGGCTGTCCTCCGGGAGGGACTTCTTGGCCTCCTCAAAGTCGGGGTGCTTGTATCCGGCAATGTAGCTGCCCCTGGTAATCTTCGTGAAGAGGAACTTGGGGCTGTGCTCGTGAGTTACCAGCGTCGGGAGGTGCAGAACACCCTTGGGCGTGTTGATGTAGTCGGCGTGCATGTCGAAGTCAGTAGCTTCCTTCTCAAGCAGGGGCTTGATAGCGTTGCGTACTGTCTCAATCTTGCTGAGCTTCGCAAGCTGTGAAAGGCTGGCCAACCGAGCCGGGTCGTTGGTAGCGTTCGACTCAACCTGACGAAGCAGGGTGAGTTCGTCCATCACCAGACGCGTGATGCGCTGCTCAGAAACTGCCTTCCAGTAGCCATCCTCATAGAACAACCAGCCGTATCCACCGGACCAGCAGACAAAGCTCTGGATGCGGTTCTGGAGCCAGCGGGCCAGCGGAAGGTCAAGCAGGGAAGCCTGCCCAGACGGGTCCTCACCGGTCTCAGAGAGCGGCGGCACGGGTGCTTGGGTGTGGGGAGTGGATGGCACGGACTGTTCCTTGTTCGGGTTGGACTGGGTGCGAGCCCATTCCATAGCGGCTGCGTCAGGCAGCGGGTTCTCGTTGCGGTAAGCGGTCCACTTGGCGACTGAACCCTTGATAGAGCGAATAATGTCCTCAATCCGCTGCTCCTCAGGGGTCTCTGCCGAGTCGGAGGACAGGCGAGCATCGAAAATCTCCTGCCAGAGTGCGGCAAGACCAGGGGTCTCAGAGGAGAGAATCGACAGCTTGCCAATGCTCCAGACGGCAGCGTGGGTCACCTCGTAGCGTCCGGACTCGTAGCCAACCGCAGCCGGACCGAGCTTCTCGCGGAGGATGTCGGTGACCGGACCATCGCTGAGCGAGTCAGTCCAGGCCTGGAGGTCAACGTCATCCATGCTGATGTTCGTACCAGCGGTGTACCGTGCGCGGGCGGTGCGCTTCAACAGGAAGTCATACCATGCACCCGTGAGTTCGGCAAGGTCCTCAACACGAGGGATGCCGCAGGGGTTGTTCTCCGGGTCGTACCACTGGTACTCCGTGCCGGTCTTCGGGTGAACCGAGGGTGCGGCGATGGCGTGACGGTGGTGGTACTGGAGGATTTCAATGTCCTGCGAGGCCTTGGTAACGAACTGGGCCTCCTTTGCCACACGGAAGAAGTGTGTGCGGGACGGCTGGCTTCCACTGCTGTATGGGCCGCGAGCGGTCATAGTGTACGTCTTGGGAAGCTCATCACCTTCGAGGCTGGCGGAGATGGCCCAGTACTGGTCCTCACCGTGCTTCTTCTCATAGTGGTCGAGGTCGAAGCCGAGGGTGCCCTCCATGCGGAGACCGATGTTGTCCTCAGCGCGAGTCTTGGTCCACTCGGCAATCTTCTCGTCGGTGACGGTGCCGTTGTATCCGGTGACTCCAGCGGGGAAGCCAATCTTGCTACCGGGTGTAACGGGGAATGGAGCCCAGCCCTTGGCGCGGTACTCTGCTGCGTTGTCTGCGTAGATACCCATTAGAACGGACCTCCCTGCTTCGGAAGACCGGCGAACTTGACGGAGATTTCGAAGGACGTGAGGAGGTAGGCGAGGTCATCCGGGTAGTAGGTCCCGTCCTCACCCGTGTTTTCGTCCAGCTTGGCGAGAAGGTCAGAGCCACTCTGGAAGACGTAGTGGATGTTCTCACCCTTGCGGTAGACACCCTCCTCAATCACCGAGACGCCCGGGGAAGGGCTGGTGGTCTGGGAAATAGTGATTCGTGCGCCCTCAGGCTTTGCACGAAACAGGTAATCCAGGTAGTCGTACGCCGTGAACGGCTTGTAGATGGAGAACTTGGTCTCCGGAACGGTTGTGGACACTTGGTCCCTTTCGGTTGAAGGCTTCCGCCTTATTGGTTATATTACTAGTATAACACACTATTTGAGTGCTTGTTTCATTTCTCCGGTATTTCTTGAGGAGGAAGGGGTGGAGTTACCCCTTCCTCCGGTCTGTGGGAGAGCCTACACGACCCCAGTTGCGTTACAGGTGGGGCACGCATAAAAGCCGGTTTCAGGTGGCTCGTTGCTCAGGAGCCCCTGACCTTTGCAAACTTGACATTGCTGGGGTCCGGAGATAGTGGGTGTGACCAGGGGTTCTTCGGCTGCGGGGGTCCGCTTGCGGGACGGGCGGCTGACTTCGGGGCCATCCTTTGCGCCCACCGGACGGTAAGCGGGACGTGGTGGGATGCGGTTGTCGATGTCCTCCTGACGGAAGAGAGAAACTGTTCCGACTCTGCGGAACGGCGTGAGGAGCCCCTTACGCATCCAGTCCCGAATGGTCGGAATCGAGACGCCGAGCTGCTCAGCGGCCTCTTGGACGGTGAAAATAAGTGTTTCGGTGCTCATGATGTGGTGGTGTCTTCCTGGTTGTGGAGTCTGATGGTGATTTCGGTGAGGTCGGAGATGATGGCGTCGAGGCGGGCGTAGAGCGCGGCCTCGGTGGCGGACTTAGGCGTCTCAAGCATTCTTGACACCAACCTCGGTCCAGACGCCGTGTGTGGCGTAGATGGCGTCGATGGCCGCCCAGAGGCGCGGTGACGGCTCCCCCGGAATAGCGAGACCGAACTGGACTCCGGCAACCGTGAAGCGCAGGTAGGTCATCGCGTCGGTGTAGGTGTCGGGGAATGTCTCATTGTTCAGGAAGGTGAAGCCACCATCTCGAATCTGGGTGAAGTCATTGAGGGTAAACAGCATGGGAGCGGCTGTTTCATAGGACTGAACTTGCTCTGAGGATGAGGGATTGCTCATTTTGGAGACTGCTTTCTTGATTGGAGTGTTTGTTGCTATACCTCTAGTATAACACAGTTTTGAGGTGCTTATTCTCTCTAGGAGATGCGTGCCCAGTCTCCACCTAGCTGGACCTGAACCTTGCCCCATGCTGTGGTGCGAGCTTCAATCTGGAGACCGTTCTCGGTGCCGAAACGACGCACGGCCTGGAGACCCTCGGTCGAAGGCTTGCCGTAGACGCGGAAGGTGGCGTACGAGCCGTTGAAGCTCTTGTAGCGGAATGTGGTAACGATGTTGGAGCGGTCCTTGAGGCGGTAGGTGGAGGTGTCGGCACTTCCCCAAACGCAGGTCTCAAAGGTTGAGAGGGAGATGTTGATGGCGGTTAGTTCACTTGCTTCGGTGAGGATGTTCATGTTTATTGCTTTCTGTTTAGGTGGGCTGTCAGGCCCTCTTGCTTATAGATATAACTATAGCACACTATTTGAGGTGTGTTCTCGGGAGTCGTGTGGGCCACCAACCCCCAATTCGAAGAAACGTGTTAGTAGGGGGCATCCTACGGTGCCCAGAGGAGAAAAACGTGTTAGTAGGGCGGCACCCGACTGACACAGGCAGGGCCTACATCCCAATGAATATATGGCAGACAGGCAAGACACTCACTTGCGTACTTTTATATATTTTTTCTTACGTGGGGAAAGTTGGGGAAAGCCTGTCTACCCTGTCTTGTTAGTAGGAGGACCTGTTTAAAAAAGAATTTGGAAACTGCTTTGAACTTAATGGAAGGGTTGAATTCATGGTAGAATTATGATATGAGCAAATCAACCTTCACCGTTATGTCCGAACTGCCTGAGGCAGAATATGGCCCCTCCGCTGCTCGCGCTGCGGTGTGGGCTGAACTAGCTACCGCAGCGCGCCTTGCTAGAGGGAAGTGGGTGCGCCTGGATGAAGTTATCGGTAAGGGTAACGCCCACCACGTTGGCACTGGTAAGCTGTCCGCCTTCCTTCCAGCCGGAGACTATGAGGGTGTCATGCGTGACATCGGTAAGGTGAAGCCCAACAAGGGCATTCTGTACGTCCGCTACCTGGGCACGCCCGCTGCTGTTGCCGTTGTTGCACCGGACGGTGTTTGATGGGTGCACAGGGGCCAAGCCTGGCGGGTGACTCCGTACGAAAGGCGTGGGAGAACGTTCCGGTAGGAAACTGCTCCACTGCAACAGAGCGCGAGAAGCTGCTGTTCTTCTCTGAGGACGCGGCTGACTGGGCTGAGGCAAAGACCCTCTGTGAAACCTGCCCCATTCTGCGAACGTGCCTCAAGATTTCCCTTGACTCTGCTGAGGTTGATGGCGTGTGGGGTGGCATAGACGAGATGACCCGTAGGCGCACCCTCGGCATTGACTCCGCTGGAGCACAGGCACGTCGAGCACGCGGCCCTCAGTGCCCCTTCTGCGGGGCTGGGACCGCCTCCCTGGGTACTTGGACCCGGGAGACCCTCGGAGGGCGCTGGCCGGGCGTCTGTGGCGTCCTGTGTGGTGTCTGCGGTCTTGAGTGGACCAGCCGCACGTCAAAGAACGAAGTGGAGCGTCACAATGCCGTCTAAGCCCCTTGAGCGCCCCGTAGTGGACGCCGCAGAGAACAAGCGGGTATACAACCGCGACTACTACGCCGAGCACGGAGACGGGCGCACAGTGGACATCACCATCCTCAACCCGGTCTCCTACAAGTACGCGCACAAGAAGGTGGCCCGGGTCTTCGGTCCGGCCTCCGGATACACATGTGTAGACGGTTGCGGCGAGGGAGCCGTCCACTGGTCTTATATGCCCGGTGACGCATACGAGCAGACCGGTGAGCGCTATGAAAAGACCCGGTCAGGGGGCACAACGCGTTATGAGATTGCCTGGTCCCCGAACGTATACGCGTATGCCCCTAGATGCCTAAGTTGCCACGCAGATTTCGACAGAAAGAGTTCATCATGAGGAACACCGAATCACTCCCAGACAGCACTATCTCCGCCGAGCATGTCCAGAGCGCTCGCGCCGCTGTTCTTAAAACTGCTTTGACTTCGGTCGAGCGGATGCAGGTTGTCTCCATGCTGGGCCTAGAGGACGCTTACGAGGCCGAGGACGTGGCTGCAAGCATCAACGCTGACACTATCTATCACGTGCCTTTCGCTGCTCTGCCAACCCGTGGACGGCCTAACGTGAGCATACGTCCGCTATAATTGAAGCACTTCCTACACGAGAAACGAGGCCGAGATGGCACTGAGAAATAGTCACCGTAACGCAGTCGAGATAGCAGAGGAGACCCTCTGGTTCATTGAGCAGAAGCGTGCGGGACATTCGCTCCGGCAAATCTCCGCCATGTCAGAAGTTGCCCTTGGAACTCGTTACTCCTATGAGGCCGTTCGTACCCGCGTCCGGGATGAGCTTGCCTCCCGCATCACCGGCCCGGTTGAAGAACTGCGTGAGGAGGAGGTCGAGCGTCTCGACTACTACCTCACCAAGCTGAGCGCCAAGATTGATGAGGGCGACGTTGCCGCTATTGCGCAAGCCGTCCGCATCTCCGAGAGCCGCAGAAAACTGCTCGGGACTGATACACCGGTCCGCGCTGACATCTCCATCCAGCTTGTAGACCCCGCAACTACCCCTTTGGGCGAGTTGATTGCCCAGCGTGTCCGAGAAGACCTGGCCATTGAGGCTGAGATTATGCACGAGATTGAAGGAAGCTCATGAGTAGGGAGACCAAGCTGGCACTGGATGAGGCCCTTCGTGTACATATCGCCTCGGAGACAGATGGAGACATTCTCACCGAGTATTCCCTGGTCACAGCCTCTATTTCGATGGACGACATCGGAACCGGGCGGGTAACCTACTACCTTGAGGGGCCTGACCACCAGCCTGCTCACGTTTCTACCGGTCTCCTGCGCCTCGCTGAAAGCCTTGTCCTCCAGGCCATTGACGAGAACCTCCGTGATGACTGATTCCCCTGCCCTGACCGCCCTCCTCAACGCACGCGCCCTCTGCTTCTCTCGGGGCGAGTGGGTTCGACTCACTATCCTCATCAATTCAGAACGGACCAGCAATGGCCAACACTCTCCCTACTGCGGATGCCAAGCCTGTGGCTCTACTGTCCAACGCTAATCCGTACGACCCACGAGTCAACTCTGCGAACTTTGACTTCGACGCGTACCTAGCTGCCCTCGCGGTCAACCCGTTGCTGGGAAGCGTTGAGGGTCGCCGTGCGCTCACAAAACTTGACCCATTTGCATTTGCCGTAATTTACATGACCACGCACATAACGGCTGATGACGGCACTGTTTCGTTTGGAGACGCGCACCTGGACTGGGTTCGTCAGGCCCGGAAGTGGGCTTTCAAAAGCAAGGAGCCTGCTGCCTCTCGCAATGCCTACACGGCCCCGCGCTCGATGGGGAAATCGACTTGGTTCTTTCTGCTGCTCCCAATGTGGGCCGCGAGCCACGGCCATTTCAAATTTATCGCTGCGTTTGCGGACTCCACCTCGCAGGCCCAGACTCATCTCCAGACCTTCAAGGCTGAGATTGAGAGGAACTCACTGCTCAGGCAGGACTACCCGGAGCTTTGCTCACCTATGCTTCGCAACCGAGGGGTGACATCTTCGGACAACCGGGAAATCTATCAGGCCAGCAACGGTTTTGTGTTCATGGCCAAGGGCATTGACGCGTCAAACCTTGGAATGAAGGTTGGAAATCTGCGACCAGATGGGCTGGTCCTCGACGATATCGAACCTGGCGAGGCCAACTACTCCAGCTTCCAGGCTGAGAAGCGTCTCGGAACACTTTTGGATAGCATCCTGCCGTTGAACATCTACGCCACGGTGGTTCTCGTCGGTACTGTGACAATGAATGACTCGGTTGTCCACCAGTTGGTCAAGCATGGGCGTGGGATTGAGACATCCGCTTGGGCGACCACCGAAAACTTCAAGTCTCACTACTACCCACCGATTGTGGTACGGGATGACGGGACCGAGCGGTCCGTTTGGCCTGCCAAGTGGCCCCTTGACTACCTCAAGTCCATCCAGGGCACCCGCTCGTACCTCAAGAACTACGAGAATGACCCTCTCGGAGCCTCAGGAGCCTACTGGAACGCCGATACGTTCGTGCACGCCCCTCTGGAGCAGATTACCCATCGCATCATCTCTATCGACCCTGCTGTGACTACCAAGGCCTCCTCTGACTTCACTGGCATCGCTGTGGTGTCGTACTCCAACCCGCTTAAGCGCGCCCGGGTGGAGATGGCTGTCGGTGTGAAGATTGGTCCGGCAGAGCTACGAAGCTATGTACTCAACCTCATCTCGGAAGACCCAACTATCGGAGCAGTTCTCGTGGAAGTCAATCAGGGGGGCTCGCTATTTAGCGCCATCCTCCATGACCTCCCTGTCCCACTCAAGACCGTGCACCAGTCCGTCAAAAAGGAAGTCCGCGCCGCTGAGGTTTTGAACCTATACGAACGCGGGTATGTGTTCCACGGTGAAGGTCTCAACCAGCTTGAGGCACAGATGGCCTCGTTCCCAAAGGCCCCTAATGATGACCTAGTTGATGCTGTGACCAGCGCAATTGCGTATTTCAGCGGGAGCAAGAGAGCCGTCCAGCCAGGCGTCATTGGGTCACGCCGCTACTAGTCCCAGATAAGCTATTCTCATAGCTGTTACAATTATCAGATGTCACCGTGATGGTGCTAGAAAACATATCCGAGAAGGAGAATATACATGTCAGACCTACTCCGAGGCGTAGCCGCGCTAGAGAACAGTCGCCAGAAGTACGACCGTGCTTATGACTACTACGTCGGGAACGTCGCTGAGGTCTTTGCGTCCGCACGCATCTCCAAGATGGTCGGATATGATGAAGAGCCCTATTACCTGAACTACGCCCGCATCCCGGTTGCCACGCGACTTAGCCGCATCGAGATTGCCGCCGTCACAGTTCCCGCCAACCCCGCCGCCACTGCGGCCCTCCAATCCCTTGTCTGGGATGCAAACGACTTGCTCCTGCTCCAGAAGCAGATTCACGAGACCACCCTCGTCTTCGGTGACGCTATTGTGTTCGTCTGGCCTGACTTTGAAGGTACCGGCGTCGAAATCGACCTCCAATCCCCTGTCGGTGCTCGCGTCATGTACCGCGCCGACTCTCCTCGCCGTCCCGAGTACGCCATCAGGATGTGGCCGCACGAGAACGGGACCTATCGGGTCAATCTCTACTACGCAGACCGCATTGAAAAGTACATCTCCATCAATGGCCGTCCTGGTGCAGAAGAGCAGTGGCTTGAGTACACCGATGGCCCAGACGGCGAGTGGGTAATCCCCAACCCGTTCGGTGTCCTGCCGGTATTCCACTTTTCTTCAAACGGCAGCCCATACGGAATGCCTGTCCACCGCAACGCCTTCGGCCCGCAGGACTCTATCACCAAGCTCAACGCCACGCTAAACGCCACGGTTGAGTTCATGGGCTTCCCTCAGCGGTACGCCCTCTCTGAGGCATCCGGCGTTGACGCTGCTGATGCAGATGACTTCGGTGGCTTCGGCGCATCCGACTTCGTAGACGGCTCTGAGGCCGGTACTGGTGTCAAGGGCGGCAACCTCCGTGGTGGCCCCCGTGAAATCATGTTCCTCCAGGGCATCAAGGCTGTTGGCGCATTCGAGACCGGGGACGCTGCAAACTTCCTTGAGTCCCTCACTTTCCAAATCAAGAGCATGGCTCAGGTTACTGAGACTCCAATGCACTACTTTGACCCTGCTGGCGGAGCGCCCTCGGGCGAGTCTCTCCGTGTGGCTGACGCACCACTCGTCAAGTCCGTTGAAGACCTTAAGCTCGGTATGACCCGCCCGTGGTCCAACGTCCTTTCTTTCGCTCTTGAAATCCTAGGAATCCCTGGTCAGCAGGTAGATGTTCGATGGACCGACTCCGCATCTTCTGATGACAAGGATGGTTGGGAGACCGCAGGCCTCAAGCTCGCGGCTGGTGTCCCACTAACCCAGGTACTTCTCGAAAATGGGTACACAGCAGAGCAAGTAGCCAACTGGCTCCCTCTCGCCCCTGGCACCGTTGGACCCGTTGTGCCCCTCCCTGAGGCATAACCAAAACAGTTTCCGGTAATCTCCGGATTAGCAAGCACATCCACTCTGTTCCCGAGACGGGAGAAAGAATAAAATGGCTATCAACGCAAATGCACCAGTAGATGACGACAACATCGAGGATGACCTCGATGAAGAGGAGCCCATCCTAGATGAGGATGACTCAGAAGATGAGTCTGACTGGGTACCACCAACCAAGGCCGACTACGAGCGCCTCCAGGCTCGCCTCACCAAGATTAATGCTGAGTCGAAGCGTCACCGCCTCGCCGCTAAGGCTGCCTCTACGGCTGCAACCGCAGAGCCGGACGAAGACGCAGTGTCAAAGGCCGTCCAGGCTGCTGAGGCCAAGTTCCGTCCGATGATTGTCAATGGTGCACTCCGCTCCTCTCTCGCAGAGGCTGGGCTTCTAGGCACACCGGACCGTCTGCTCAAGCTCGTGGACATCTCGTCCATCGAAATTGATGAGGATGGCTCGGTTGACTCGGATGACCTTGAGGACATTGTCAACGAGCTTAAGGCTGACTACCCAGAACTGTTCAAGAAGACCCGCGTCGGTAATGCAGACATCGGGACTCCGGCAACGGGACGGGTTTCAAAGCCTCTCACCGCTACAGAGCGCCAGGCTGCTACAGTCGCCGGTCTCAATAAGCGCTGATAGTGGTATAAATGACCTGATATACTTGGGTCACCTGAGCATGAGCAGTTCTCATGTGGAAAGCACTGGACAGTGCGACCCGTGACGGGATGGCAATACTCCCAACTCACCGGGTCACCCTGACCCACACACTTATGAAAGTAGATGATTATCATCGCTAGGAACACTTATGAAGGCTGGATTCCGGAAGAGTACGACTCTAACGCTCTAGTTACCGTCCGCACCGTCTCTGCTATCAACCAGCTTGCCAAGCGCGTCCCCATGGGAAGCGACACCAAGAAGGTTGCTCGCGCTGGCGGCTACGACCCTGAGGTTATCCTCAAGGGTGGTACCTACCCAGAGGGTGTCAACCTCAACGACACCGTCATCCTTGACGCTGTCAAGATTGGTAAGGCTGTCCGCATCGCTGAGGAAGACATCGATGACTCGTTCATCGACATCCTCAACACCACCAAGGCCGAGTACGCCCGTAGCCACGGTGTCTTCCTCGACAACGCTGCCCTCGCCGTCTCCGGTATCCCCAACGGTGGAACGATTCCGTTCAAGTCCGTCTACCGGTCGGTAACGACTGCTGACGCCTCGACCGGATACGTCGCCAACGCCAACCTCATCACCACGGCTGGCGCACTCACCTACGACAAGCTCTCTGCGCTTTTCGGTCTCCGTGAGTCCGGCAACTTCTCGGGCAACGATGTTGTCATCGCTCACCCTGCCTTCAAGTCGCTTCTTCGCGGCATCAAGGACACCACTGGAGCACCTCTGTTCGTGGCCAACCCTCGTCTGGGAGAGGCCGACACTCTGTTCGGCTACCCGCTCGTGTGGAGCCAGGGCGCAAAGGTCAGCGCAGTTGCCACGGCTAACCCCACCGGTAACGCACTGCTCGTCGTAGCCAACTCGGACTTCCTGCTTCTTGGAGACCGCACCCCGTTCGAGACCAAGTTCTCGGACCCCCGCACAGGCGTTGCAACCCTTTCTGACGAAGCTGTTCTCCAGTTCCGCCAGCGCGTTGCCTTCACCGTTGGTAACCCCAACGCTGTAGCAGTTCTGGAAATCACCGTAATCTAGTAATACCGGGGGAGGAGAGATAACTCTCCTCCCCTTCCCACATTTTTGCAATAAACGAAGGAGCCATTGTGCCAATAGTAGCGACTGACCTTGTCTACAGGCTGTCCACCACCTCTGGTGCAGCCGGTGACTCACTGGCTCAGGCCAGCCCCAACAGCAGCCTCGGTAAGTACGTCTCGACTTCGGTCTTCGCGTCTGGTACCAATGGGCTGTTCGACAACATCACCGGAGACGAGAACGCAGCCTCTGCCGTTGACTACCGCTGTGTATTCATTCTCAACAACCACGCCACCCTCACCCTTGAGAACGCAGTTGTCTGGGTAAACAGCCAGGTAGCTGGTGGAGCAGTTGTAGCCATCGCCACTGACAACGTTGCCGCATCCGCCAAGGCCTCCGCAGTAGCCCAGGCAGCCCTGGTTGCAACCGAGCTTACCGCACCAACAGCCGTTAGCGCATTCTCTGCCCCAACCACCAAGGCTACCGGGCTCCCCCTCGGCAACCTTGGACCGGGACAGGTCAAGGCCGTATGGGTTCGTCGGTCCGCCGCAAACACCGCAGCCATCAACGCAGACGGATTCGAAATTGCTTGCGCCGGAGATACAGCCGCGTAGGTTGTGACCTAGTAACACATGAGGCCCTGCCCGCTTATTGAAAGGCGGGTAGGGCCTTTCCTATGATAGAAAGAGGCGGACGTGGCACTCGTATATAACAACGCTGAGCGAAACAAAAACTTCGACATGGTGACTGTTGCCAACTCAGGAACCTATGACGGTACTGCTTTTGCCGTAGCCGAGTCCGTCACCGGCCCTGACACCGCGATTGCGTATGCGACCGCACAGGCCGCACATGGGGTTCAATCCTTCCGGTTCCCCACCCAAGCGTATTCAACGTCCTCCCCTGCGCACCTCGGCCTAAACTCCGTTGATGGCAACGCCAACGGAACCATGCGGTTCTACGTGTACCTAACTGGATACGGGACCAACACAACTTGGGGGCACATCCCTCTAGCCAACTTCACGTGGTCGTCTGCTCCAAACGGCATTGGGCACTGGGGTGTTGGTGTCAGCAATGATGGCAAGCTCATTGTAAACAAGTCCAACGAGCTTGTATACCCTATTAAGGCAACCGGTGCGGGTGCGACCGTGCCGCTAAACACCTGGGTCCGCATCGAGATGCGGTACAACTCGGACAACAACGGCGTGTACTCGGCCCGTTGGTATCTCGGTGATGGGACCGCCGCACAGGACTCCGTCTCTGGCAACACTGGAGAGAACGTCGGCGGGTTCCCCAACTACGTCACATACGGTAAGGGTGAAGCTGTTGCCATCTCAGGCATCCCAGACTTCTATCTGGACAACCTTGCCAACGATACGGGCATCTATGACATTGGTCCTGCCTCTAGCCTCACTGAGAACAGTCTGGAGGGCGGAGTAGACAACACCGTAGTTACCACCGCCAACTCCGGTGGTTTGTCTGGTGATGCCTTCACTGGCACGGTAGGAAGCACCGAATTCCCGAGCAGTTCTGTGAAGTACAGTAGTGCTCAGACGTACACGGGCGGAATGGCCCTGTCTGTGTTCCCTGGGTTTCTCCAGTCCGTTCGCCTGTCTGAGCCACTTCCACAGGGGAGCACAGGTGAGGTTGCCACACGCGGATACTTCTTCTTCCCAGCTTCCCCCACTAACACTGACCTTGAGTTCTTCTCATTGATGTCTGGTGCCGTTCGGGTTATGACCTTCACATACGCAACGGTCACCTCGGGCTTCACTCAGGGAGCCTTTGTTCTGCGCGCCGGAAGCACCTCAGCCGCCTTCCTGGGAGGCATGGGCGCAGGCACCGCCGCCGCATACAACAACCAGTGGCTTCGCTTTGAGATGTACGTCAATCAGCTATCAAATGCCTGGTCAGCGGCCATTTACATCGGGGAGTCCACCACACCCATCTACTCCGCGTCTGGTACTTCCATTTCGGTATTGCCAGTCGCTGAACCCATCAACACGGTTGGTGTCGGGCGCTTCAACAACAACGGCACCAATGACATGCCCGTCTACTACGCGGACGGTCTTGCTCTCAACACTGGCGCAAGCGGGTTCATCGGCATTCCTGCTGTAGCCACTACACCGGTTGCGCAGAACCTCTCGACGTTCTGGAACACCCGAGCAGCGGTGTCCGTGAGTACTATCTCGGACTACCGCGTGTCTACGCTGGCGTCCGAGGCAAGGGCCTCTGCGTGGGCCGTTCGCACGAGCATCAGTACAGGCGTATCTAGCACATGGAACGTTGCACCACCCATCTACACCGTCACACGGACTGTCTCCGACAGTTTCTCTGTTCGTCAGGTGGTCCTCCGGAGCGCCCCGACCAGCTTTGCAGTCAAGGCCAGAACACTTTCTAGGACCGCAAATGAGACATGGTACGCCCGTGCTGCCCTGTCCCAGAAGGCTTCTGATGCCTTCGGTGTTCGGACAAGTGCACCCGCAGCCACACAGACGACAGCTTGGGACATCAGCGCCCCGAGTCTGCTGGTCGAGAACTCTGCTAACGGTGGTACCAACCTTGAGACGGTCACCACGGCAAACTCGGGCGGACTCTCCGGTACGGCATTCTCTAGTGTTGAGACAGGTATCGGAGGGCTCACGTTCACGAACGAGGCCACTCATCGTGAATCCTTGATTGCATATCGGGTGAACGGTGGCGACACTCTACGTCAGGGTGGAACGCTCTCGAACGGCATCTCCGACACCAAGACGGTGACCCGAGGGTACTTCTACTTCCCTGCCGCCCCAACAGCCACAAACTACTTCATGACTGTGACGGCTGGGACAGCCCTCACGTCCGCAGCTTTCATTACCACAGACGGCAGTCTTGGTGTTCTATTCAACGACGGTGGTGCCTCCACCGTCTCCGCCGCCAACATCCCACTCAACACATGGGTCCGGGTAGAACTTGCCACCGACACCGCAGCCGGGACAGCTACGGCTTCTGTGGCACTTGACAACAACAACGGATTCTACGGAACCGTAGTGGACACAGGTGTCGCAAGCAATGCTCAGGTTACCGGAGGATTCTTTGGTCGCTACATCGCAGCTACCAACACCCTCTTCTACTTCGATGACATCGCCTTTAAGACTGGCAACCTCGAAGTAATTGGTGTCACGGGCGGCTCCGTCGAGCGCATGGCTCCCACAACCTGGAACGTGGGCTCAACTGTCTCAGCCTCCAGGGATGAGAGCTTTGGCGTCCGCACCTCACTCGGCTCCTCCTTGAGTACCCTGTGGGCTGCTCGCACTGCGGTGTCCGGTCTCAAGGCATCTAACTATGGTGTCCGCAGCATCCTGCTAGGAACACCACGAGGCACCGAGTGGAACGTCTTTACGAGCGTGGCTCCGGCCTCTGGGTCATCATCCTACGATGTCCGTGAAAGCTTGCAGGCAGGCCGGGTGGACATCAACTGGGATATCCGCGCTTTGACCTCTCCTACTCTTACGTCTACTGGGTGGGGTGTTCGCAGCTACTCACCTGTTGCGGCTCAGAGCACCCTCTGGGGCGTGCGCAACTTTGCGCCCGTCTCTGCTAAGAGCACCTTGTGGAACATCTTCACAGGAACTCCAAACTCAACACAGACCACTCTCTGGAATGTGAAAGCGCGTGTCCAGGCCGACCGTACAACCCGTTGGCGCATCGTCGGAGAGCTTATAATCATCAAGGCGGGACGCTTTACTAGCGCCTCAACAAGCACCCAGGCTTCCCTAGGTGAGACATCCTCTACTACCCAACTGGGGGGCTCCGGGACTTCCGTCACCGGACTACCGTACGAACTGCAAGGAGCAGAATAATGGCACTAGGTCCCTTCCGCGTAAATGACCGTCCGGTCTCTGCTATCAGCATTGACATTGACCGGGGGGCTTCCGACGCGGTCCTAACAAGCTTCACAACCGTGCAGGTTAGTCTCACGCTGCCCAACGGCACAGTAGATACAACTAGCCTTGCCGGGTTCATCAGTGTGTCTTCTGTGGTCATCACCTTCCCAACTACAGCGTCTGTACTCACCCAGGCTGGCATCTACATCCTCCAGGCCACGCTCGTAGGAGACGTGACACGAGAGACCATCCCTCCGGTTGCTTTCCAGGTACTCGCGCTGAGCACATCTGCTTGGGCTTCGGTCGGAGATGTCAAGGAGTTGACTAACGCTCAGGTAGAGGAGGCTTCTATCATCCAGGCACAGGCTCAGGTAGAGATTACTCTCGGATTGATGGTTGCTGACATCTATACCTCCGCTGCATCCCGCAACCCCGAAGCCACCGTCTACGTTTCGACCCGTGACATGCACTGGCTCAAGCTCGGCGTGGCTTACCAGGCAGCATGGCTTGAGTCCCAGCCAGACATCTACGTCCGTCAGGGGATGACCGGGGCGTCTCAGGACGGTGTGTCTATCCAATACACGGCCTCGGGCACACACCTCAGCCCGCTTGCTAAGAAGGCACTGGACCGTCTGTCTTGGATGGGCTCACGCTCCCGCACCCTCACCTCGGGGCCGCAGTACAGCGCCGCGTACCTAGAGGGTTTGGATGACCTAGGCGCATGGGAGCGGATGCCACGTGTCTAATTTCCTAGCCTCTACAACCGTCAGTCTCCTCCGAGGCACCTCCACGGACATGTACGGGGACACGGTTGACACCAATATTGTCCGTGCCTCTGGCATCCCTGCTGCCATTACGACCAAGTCCAAAGCAGTTTTGCTCCCCGAGACTGGAACATATCGCACTCAGCGTATGTATTCCGGCAGGGTCCTGCCCAGCGTCGGTGTCCAGAAGGGTGACCGCCTTCGGGATGAGCGCTCTGGTCAGGTGTTTCTTGTGGACGAAGTAACATATACGTCAAGCTTCATGCAAACAAGTTCCTGTATACTGGACCTACGAATTATTTAGTAGTACGGCCCCGTAAACGGGCTTCCACCCATTACCTGACGTAAAGCGAAGGTTGCCTCATGGCTACACGACTGGTCCTGAACAAGGACGGTATGCGCAAAGTGTCTGAGGCAACCCAAACTCTCCTTATCTCTCTGGGTGAGGCCGTAGCCACAGATGCTCGTTCCAATGCGCCCGTAGACACCGGCAACCTCAAGTCGAACATCAACATGTCCGCTGCTCCGGATGAAGTGACTATCACCGCCGAAGCTTCGTACTCAGCCTATGTCGAGCTTGGTACCTCAAAGTCCCCGGCTCAGCCATACCTTAAGCCAGCCCTCTACACTAAGAGGAGCATCTAATGGCACGCACCCTTCACGCCAACAACGAGGCAGTGGCCATTGCCTTCCTCAAGACGGTGCCCGGTATCAACGCACTCAAGATTGCCACGGTCCTTCCCGCCGACAAGGCAGCTTGGGCCGCCAGCGGCTTCATCCAGGTTACAGCGGTAGGCGGAAGCCCCTCGATGGACCTCCCGCAAGCCAACCCCGTTCTCACGGTGGATTGCTGGGCCAACAACGGTGACTCGGCTCAGGCCCCTTGGGGCAAGGCTGCAAACCTTGCGGAGAACATCCGCTACGCCCTCTACACCAACCCCACATTCTTCGGCAAGCAGGTTGACCCTGGCTCCCAGTTCGCCCTCGTGCGCGTACTGTCCGCCTGGTTCATCACCGAGCCTCGCCGCATCACGGGAGACCCCAACGCCTATGCGCGGTTCTCCTTTGACCTCACACTTGTTTGGACGGAGGTGGCTGCTGGTGTCTAAGACATACGCGCTACTTGGTCCGACAACTCAGGATGTTCTCTCTTACAAGGGCGCAATCATCCTACACGGAGACAAGGACGAGATGTCCTTCCTCTTTCCCAACTGCCGGGTAGTCGAGTTCCGGGCTGGTGACAACGACCTCGTGATGAGGTTGCGTGACCACCCAAACATGGCCCCGGTGAAATTCCCACTCAGCAAGTCTGATTTCATTCAGACAAGTTAGGACCGAAAATGCCAAAGGTGTATTGCACCAATGAGCCTTCACGGGAACTCGAAGTGTCGGAAGAGGAAGTTATTCACCTCCGCCAGCTAGGGCTTCTGATTGAAGATGCACCGGAACCCGTACGTGTGGCAAAAGCCCCCCGTACTTCAACCAAAAGCTCGCCTGAGCTAGAGAACAAGGAGTAAGAACATTTCTACAGTCACAACCACAAACCTAATCATGGGACCAGGATTCCTTTACGTTGGAGCCTTTGGTGCCGCCGAGCCCGCAACCGTAGTCACTGCACCTCCAGTGGCTTGGGCCAACGTTGGTGGAACCCTCGGAGGCGTATCCCTCAACATCTCGCAGGAGTACACGGAACTCGAAGTTGACCAAGTTGTTGACATCCCGGGCCGCCGTCTGACCAAGCGTGAACTGACCATCGAGACCCAGCTTGCTGAGGCAACACTGGAGAACATGGCACTCGCCCTGAACCAGACCGCTCCTACGGTAGCCACCACGGAGAAGACCCTGGACGCCGCCAACGGTGCCTCGGTCTTCGTCCCCAACTACAGCGCACTTCTGTTCGACGGTT